TGTGGACCCGTAGGGCCATCAAGACCCGTAGGGCCATCAAGACCCGTAGGGCCAATATCCCCTTGAGGGCCAGTCGGTCCGGTTTCGCCTGTTAGACCTGTAGGACCAGTGATTCCAGTAGGGCCTGTCACGCCTTGCAGACCAGTAGATCCAGTTGGCCCCTGAATACCCGTAGGGCCTGTAGATCCTTGAAGACCAGTAGGGCCTGTAGTCCCTTGAGGGCCAGTGGGTCCAGTCGTCCCAGTTAAGCCTGTAGGACCCGTAACGCCAGTGGGTCCAGTTGATCCTTGGGGACCAGTAGGACCAGAAGGGCCAGCAGGACCCGTAGGACCCATAGGTCCCTGAAGAATGTTGTCCAGTTCAATAAGAACTTGGGGGCGGTTGATTACCTTAATATCAGCCATTAACCAGCCCTCAACATCAAAGTTGGCTGTGGGTCAGTAACTTCCTTAACAACATTAACCACAAATGTAGGCGAGTAGATGACGTTATTGCTGTATTGGAATCTGATATCACAAGACAAGGGTCCAAGGGGCCATTCAGCAGTAACCGTAGCATCTGTATAAAGGAGAATACCCCAACGAGTGTCAGGAAATGGCTGATGCTCTAAAGTAACTTCAAGCTCAGCAATCAAATCACCGTTGTTGCTTTTCAGTTCTGAAGTGGCTACCCATACACCATCAGGCAGCGTTACAAATCCGGCCAGTGAGAATGTAGCGCCACGCTTTACAAATACAGATGGTGTGGGTAAAGCCATATCAAATAGCCAAGTTGTAGCCTACAGAAGCCGTCAGAACAGTTGATCCAGCAGCAGTCAGTTTGACACGCCAAGAGGTTGGCAAGAAATCAGAAACGGCGACATTGGTTGCTGGAGTAATAGCTGGCCCTACTTTTAACACAGTCGTACCAGTTGCGCTAATAGCTGCACCCGTCAGGATCACATACCAAGAATTTGAAGCAATGTCATAAGCTTCAATGCTAGGAGTGATAGACCCAGAAGTGAATGCGCTAACATTAACAATAATTTGTCCATAAGGGAGAGGAGGCTGATTTGTTACAGTCGTTGAGGTAACAGTTGCTGTAATTGCGCGTGATGCAATAAGCGTATTGGAAAACTGACTCATTGATGTGCCTATTTATGCTGAAACCATTCAACCAGATGATCGAACCCGACAAATAAAAGTAAGGAAAATACAATACCTATGATTAGCTTTGCTGACTTACTCATGGCAGCCAGTTTTTTTAGCTCAATCAATTCTTCTCTAGTCAAACCTTGGCTAGTGTCAATGATCTTGAGATCATCATTTGGCACTTTCGTCGCCTTTCTGTTTAGTGAAAATAGCAATAGCGGAAGCAACAGCTAAACCAGCAGAAACAATAGCGCCCTGAAGTTCAGGTGAGACTTTAATGCCGATAGCCATCAGCAAATATACAATGCCACGCCAAGTACTGGCTTCACTAATTGCAAACCCAAATTTATCGCCCATTAGATTTCTCCAAAAAAGTTTCCAAGTATTTTACAGCAAGTCGTAGTCCAACTACTTTATCGCCTAACAATCCAAGTCCAAGGTTACATGATCGACATAATAACCCACGGACGGCATTGGTGTCATGACAATGATCAATGCAAATATTCTTTGCAGATCCACAAATCATACAAAAATTAGGTCCAATCTTTTCTCTAGTAGTTCCGTATTTTGTTTTTTCTTTATAAGACCTTAACTTATCTTTATTTCGTGGTCTTTTTCCCCGACATTTCCTGCAAGTTTTACGCCTATGTTGTTGTTTGCCTGTGAATTCAAACATTCCACAAGGCTTTTCAACAAGACAAACTTTGCAGATTTGCGTCATATTTTAGACAACTGGAAATGCATACAATCTTTTTTAGTCCAAACTCCACCCCAGTCAAAACCAGCATCAGTAAAACACTTAACCATTTCAGGCGACATGTTTCCATTCTTGCCAAACCCATTCCAAGCAGCGTTGATGTCCACTGCAATGCCCCAAGAGTGCAATGAGGCGCTTGTAGCGCCACGTTTCTTCCTGACATTAAAACAGCCATCCCATGTCTTTAATTGGACCACTAGGCCCCTGCTAATGATGTTGTTGAAGGCATAGGTTAATGGCGCAATCATTGCCCTGTTGCAATAGATCTTTTTAGGTATCATTCCAATTTCTAATGATCCTGGAACATCCCACATCACCATGTACTTTGCTTCATTGGAACGAACACCAGGATCGCCCCACTTTGCATAACATTGCTTTGAAGTAATCATTGCTTTGCTTTCAAAAATTGAATGGCGGCTTCGATGCCAAAGTTGGCTGCGGTGTTGGTCAGTTTAAGGCCAATCACCTCAAGCTCTGCAAGTACACCTGCTTTCTTTTCAAGGCCAGAAATTTCCTTTTCAGACCAGCGCTTTACAGAGCCAAGGATTCTGTCAAAAACATCAGAGCCAAGAATTAAATCAACAACTTGTTTCAAAAGAAATGCAATGACTGAGGCCATATTAGTGTCCTATTACTGTTAAATAATAACCTTTACTTCCAGAACCATACCTCACTGGAACTTGAGCATTTGTCGCTCCGGTATAACCAATTCCCATTGTTGATGGGCTTATGTCTCCATTGGCAGAACACACAGACCAACCAAGAGCAGCATTTGGAAAAGCAATTGGATAAGTAGCAGTTATAACTCCAGGTCCAACCCCGCCAGGACTAAATGATATAATGCCATACATCCACTGAATAATAATTCCATTGGCTAAATATTGATAACCATTTGTTGATGCGTTGTTATTAAAATCAGAATAATTTGTTTTGCTATCTAATTGAGTCTGTATAGGACCTGTAACATTATGAACATAATCAAGCTCAGTAGCAGTTGTATTGCTAGTAGCAAGAAAGCCATCTGCTGATGAAGTCATTGCTAATAAAGGGCTAAATCCATTTGGCATAGCAATAGCTGTCTGCATCAACCACGCATTGAAGTGTTCGCTATACAACAAACTAATTGGAGTATTGGCCTGAACTTGACTAGCAATCAATGCACCACCAGCGAAGTTCTTAATGGTGGCAGCGCCAATACCATTCAGATTAAGCGTAGGAGCCGTTACCGTATTGGTGTTAGACGTATAGAACGTGCATGGCATCCCAGTGTAGTAAGACGTTTCATGTTGTGGAGTGTTAACAACATAAGCATTAGCTGCACCAACATCAATGCCAGTATAAGACTGAACAAACTGGTTGTAAGTCCCTTTGGTAGCCTCATTTCCGACTAATGATCCAGAAATCCAAGTTATAGCTGAAGTTCCTTCCTGTCCTCTAATCACCGTTAAGGTGTTGCCAGATCTTGCTGTTACCCAAACTATTTCAATCGATGTATTGGGTGTTGCGGCAAGCGTGATGGTGAGTCTAAAAAACTGATTTCCAGTTGGACTAGGGAAAACAGATCCATTGCTTACAGTAATAGATGTTTGTGAGGAACTAGTAATTGGGCTACCAAGAGTGCTGTAGGCATTGTTGGCATAAAGTTCAATGAGTGCAGTCATGGTATTAACTCAAGGTTACTGTGTATTGAAATCTAAAAGGTGCTGCTAAAACACCTGTTGCAATAGCTGCCTGAAAATAAGTTGCAATAGGCCCCAAAGAACCGCTACTGCTGATGTTTATTGTACAAGTTGCCAATGGGCTAGTTGTATCATTAAAAGTAACGCTAATAGTAGGAGTAAACGGAAAAGCTGTATTGTTTCCATTAAACACATTAGTCCCGTGGCTACCAAATAAAAATCTAGCAATCCTTCTCTTAAACCAAGGGATAGAAAAATCATATCCATCGCCCTTATAAAAGAACCAAGTTAATACACGCTGATAAATGTCATCAGGCGTATCAAAGCTTGTTGATGTTGTATAAATCTGAGTCGTCGAAATCGCATTGACAATGGTTGGGCTAGGTCCACTGGCGGCTGGTCCAACATAAGGAACTGATGCAATCTGACCAACAACACCACCAAAAGCAGTTGTTGACAAAGATGGCCTTGGAAGACCATAAACACCCATTCCCACCCAATCCAACAACGCACCCTGCAATTGTGTATATACAGGCAAATTCACATTGTTAAACCAGTCAACGTATTCTTGAGTTAGGTCGTTATAAGACTGGATTAATGCTGGAAGATTTTCGTCATCAATGTACTGAAAGTACAGATAAGACGGAATTGTCTTAGTTGCTGTTGTTGGTGAGGTGGGAAGACTCACGGAGCCGCTCCCTTAGTGGTAGAGATAGTACCTGGAACCCAATAACCTTCAGCATTTCCAGAAACTAATCCGGTCCCAGAACCAGGTGCGGTGACAATCCAAGAAGACCCATTGTAGATAGAGATTACAGGCTGAATGTAACTTATCAATGCTGTTGAAATAATGGTTGCTGTAGAGGTCTGGAATAAGAATTCAATCTCATAATTGTTGATTGGCTGTCCTGGACCAAGGCTATTGATGTAATCAGTGATCGGTTGATTACATGCTGACTGCATTGAGGCGTTGCTAACAATGTTGGTTGATGTCGTATTCCAATATACGTTAACCCGAACCTGTTGAGCCAAAGCCTGAACATAGGTGATTGAGTAAGTATTTGGAGTGTCAACAACACTGACCGTGACTGTTGTGCCGCCAGCAGTAGCGCTTTCAAGAATGTTTGGATCTCCAACAGACTGATAGATAGCATTGGCTACAGCATAGGTATCGCCACCAACAACAAGAACTTTAAACTTGCTAGTGTCCTGAATGACGCTGACTTTGTTGTCAACAACACCAGGAACTCTTTGTACATAAGTCCTGATGGCAGAACCAAGACCAGTGCAGCCAATCGTTCCTGCCGCAAGGACTTGCGCTCTATATTGCTCAGGGGTCTGATCTGCTGTGCTAGGAACGCCAGCCGCTGGATTTGTAACACTAAGCGCTACACCTGAAGGGACACTGGATGAGATTGTAGTTACAGTATTTGCCCCAACAGCCCAAGATCCTGACAATGTAGCTACACAATAAACATTTGTGACCGTGCCGCCAGTTCCAACGATGACAGCATCCTGAGTAAGGTATTGATAAGTACCGTCAGAAACAATAACGCCTTTAGGAATGACGTAGCCCGCTGTTCCAGTAAAAGTTACATAGACTGATGTGTTGCTGCCTAGGCCCTGCTGAATACCGTAAATCTGACCTAATTGGTTTAGTAGAAAAAGATTAGCGCCATATGGGGTCACGCTGTTGACAGTCTCTACTCTAGCTTGATCAATCAGTACAAGGGCCGCAGTGTCCGTAGAAGCGATATCTTCAATCAGAGTTCCAGGCAGATTGGCAGTCAGACCAGGATCAAGTGCTATGGCTCCATTTACAATCTGGGTATGCAGTGACGCAGGCGTTTGCGGTTGCAGGCCATCAATTGTCATTACTGTTGGGAGAGTCATTGGAACCTCAAGTTGGAATAGGTACGTTCAGGTTGATGACGCTTCCTTGCTGCGTTATCACTTGGATATTGTACACAGGAGTGGGTACATCATATTGATTTCTAGCGTTAACTTTCGTTACTTTCAACGAAGTAAAGTAAGGTGAGTAACGCTGCTGTGTCATGTACACAGAATAATCAGGAAAGACTTGGCTGACAATACAGGGCTGGGCGGGGATTCCGTAATCAGCATAAAAAGGGCTTTCTCCTGTCTGAAGCTGGAGAACCTGACAAAGCGCCGTCACATATACAGCGTCATTGTAGCCATTGGCATCTGTAGTTACCTCAGTCCAAGTGTAGGTTCCATCTGTATTATAGGTCCGACCATAAACTCTCATGTCACCGCTCCGCTATTGCCCGTACCAGGCTGAGTATCTTTGTGTGTATGCGACAAGAAGTCCTTACCCATAATCTTTACTGATGATCCTTGAATATCAATTTCACCGTTATGGTTAATCGTAATGTACGAAGAACCGCTCTCTAGCTTCACCATTGTTGCTGACACAGTGACTTTGCTGTCGCCAGCGGCATTCTGAATGATGACGCCATTAGGTCCGTACAGCCACAAAGCATTCTTATCTGGTGTCGTCGGAAACAACTTGGAATTAGTGATCGGCACAAAGCACAGAACTGAATCTAGATTGCCGTAATTGGTGTACCCAGCAACACCATCAGCCTGACCAGAAATGTTCTGGATGTTGACATCAATCTTCTTGGTAACACCTACCGTACCCACTTGTATCGGTAACCGTACATATTCCGACTCAGCAATTGGGATCTTTATAGTCGGCAATGGGAACTGGCCCTGCGCTACCGCAAAATCTACAGTTACAAACAAGCCATCAGCACTGATTTCTTTGACCACACAAGGAAGCTCGTAACCAGCGCCCTGTTTCGCAGACGCAATTGAATTATCAATAACCGCAGCAAGGTTCTGTTGAAAGAGCAGCTTCCTGCTGTAGTCCGTCATGGCAGCACCGTCATGACCTGGTCCACAGGATAGTAGTACAAAGTACTTGTGGTGAAGTAACCAGCAAGCAGATTAACAGGGGGATAGTTAGGTGCGCTACCGATCAGCGGAAGTGTCAGAACAGAATTGCCGTACTGGTCAGAAATGTTGATATACAGCCTTTGTCCAAAGACGTTCCAATAGATCCGTGACTGATAGATCTGGCCGTCTAATGACAATTCATATGTCAGTGATTGGCTTATAGAAGGAGGTACGTTGTAGTTCATGAAAGCACCTTCGTAGCGCCATCTGTTAAGGCCGTCATGACATCATTCAATGCGCCAAGTCCGCTGGGAAACGTGATGAGAGGCTGCGTAAAATCTAGTTGCCATGTCACTTGAGCCTGATTGGTTTCGCCCGTAGAAACGTCTGTCATGCTGGTCAGGAGGCAATCAGTGTAGATGTAGCTGGGTGTGAGTACAGTGAACGTGCCGCCAGCATTAATATGGTTCTTGATAACCGACTGAAGAGCGATCAT